GGTTGAGGCTGCGTTTTCGGTTGAGGCTGCGTTTTCGGTTGAGGCTGCGTTTTCGGTTGAGGCTGCGTTTTCGGTTGAGGCTGCGTTTACGTCTGGGACTGGGGGTTCGACTGCGCCTGGGGGTTCGACTGCGCCTGGGGGGGTGACTGCGGCTGCGGCTGTGTCTGCGGCGACCATCTGCAGATTACCACGGGCTAGTGCTTTCGATGCTAATTGTTCAACTAATGCTACTTGGTCTGGATCTACTGGTACTTTTCCAGGGGGCTCCCCCCCTCTCATAATCTTTCTTCTTTTATTATTCTTGCGACTAACCTTACGAATAACCATCTTTCTTATCGTCTCTTATACATATTCTCAATATTTTATTCTTCCAATACATTTTTCAACGCCTGCGAGTGGAACGCGATTTTTTCCTCACGCCTCCACCCACCCCCTCTTCGGAAAATCCGCTAAATGTTCCGCCCAGTCTTTCCACTCGGGGTGTTTCTTCATATGTTCCTTCACTATAAACGGCGTCCCGCACGGCGGCCCCCAATGCGCTAAAAACGACATCCGGCGAATGAACGCGCTATCTGCGACTTTCGTGTCATAGGCACCCACAGGTTTATAGGGAGCGGAGGCGGAGCCGGAGCCCCCGTCGCTGTATCCGTGTTTACAAATCGTCCGCGAATTCGGCGCTGTTTTTCCTAAATAATTGTCATAATGGTCCGCGAGAATCCGTTTTGCGACGGTGGTATCGATCCGGCCGCGATACTTCTCCGCCAGTTTCTCCAATTGGACCCGGCGGTTCCCAATACTGGAAGTGATGTCGCGGAACCCGCTGCCGCCGCCCCCGTCAATCATCCCCGTTCCCGACGCGCCCGTCGATGCGGTGGATGACAACGCCGAAGAGCATTCTATATTCCGAATTCTCTCGTCATAGGTTGAATTGAACCCCGCGAAGAACCCGTCGCGTGTCGTTTCTACATTCACGTAATTCAGTCCGAGTTCTACGCGCATAATGCGTGGTTTGCCACCGCCACTCGCGCGCGTTTCCCCGAACATCCACGAACACGCATAATCCCCCGAATTCCGTTTCTGTAATCTCTCGGCATATTCTTCTAAAGTCTTCCCGTATTGCATACATTCGCGAATACGGCAGCAAATAGGGTCGCGTAGCCGGAAGGCATTGAATCCGCGAATGGTCGTCTCGCTGCCCATGATTCCCGCGCCTGTCACGAAGAAGTCGGTCATACTCCATACACCCCCAGGTGTCGTCTGCATCACCATTGCGCATCCATCCCCCGCCTCCGGCTCAATGCGTAAAATCACATTACAGAACTGGGCGTCCAGGAAATTGCTAAAGGAGGAGTGCCCGCATACAATCCCGCCGTCTTTCGTCCACCCCGGACCCACGGCCATAATGAGCGAACACCGGTCCTTGAATTCGTCCAAGCGCGCGGCGCGGGCGGAGAGGGCCGCGGGATTGGCCGCGATGGCGAGTTCGTCGCGTATGACGTCCGCATACTTCTTGCGGTATTTCGGCGTATCAATATACCGCAATAAATGCGCGTAGAAATAGGGGAGCGACATGTAGACATTGACGAGGATGACCTGACGCACGTCGAGACCAGCCCCCGCCGCAATCCCTTCCATCTCTCGGAATATCTTCGGATACCGTTTTTTAATGATGGGGATATAAAAGTCGTCACAGAGACCGTAGAAGAAGTCAATATCACGGCCGTATCCTTGCCGGAAGAGGAAATCGTAGGTGGAGAACATCCGGGTGAAGATTGTGGGGTCGGCGGCGAGGATTTGCTTTCCGTGGGAAATGCCGCGTTCATAGGGGGCGCCGCGGACACTCACGCGAATCCAGCCGTCGGCGGCGGCGGATTTCCTTTCGGGCGCTCTTCTTCGTCGCGTATGCGTCGTTCGCGTTCGTGCTCTTTTTTTACGAGTGTGAATCATTTTGTATTTTCAGCCTATCTATGTTATTGTATACTACGCATAAATAGATATAAAGATTTTTGAAATGTTATGTATAAAGAGATGAGTTTTTCCAATTCAAACGCACCATACACCGGGGGAGGAGGCGCCGCCGCCGCTGCCGTCGCTTCAGATGCCTACGGCTCCGGCTCCGGCTCCGCCTCCGCTTCGGACAATGTTCTCGTCATTAAAACCGTCCAAATCGCCCCCGTGCGAACGTTAATGTGCGCGCTAAAGGAAATCCTCATTGAGACAAATATTACGTTTCAGAAGGACGGGATTCGCATCATCAATATGGATAAATCGCACACGATGTTGGCGCATATGTTCCTGGAAGCTGTAAACTTCGAACTCTATGAATGCGCGCTTGACAAAATCATCATTGGCGTGAATATGTTCCACCTGTTTAAACTCATTAATTCGATTGACAATGACGACACACTTACAATCTACATTGAGAAGAAGGACTACAATGATGGCGTGGTTTCGTATCTGGGGCTGAAATTCGAGAATGGCGATATCAAGCAGTGTAAGACGCAGAAACTCCGGCTTATTGAGCCCGACCCCGAGGACTTGGTGGAGCCCCAAGTCGTGTTTTCTAGCGTCATTAACCTCCCATCCTGCGATTTCCAGAAGATTATCCGCGACCTCTCGTGTATTTCCGAGAAGCTGGAGATTAAATCGGTGGGGAATGAGCTGATATTCAGGTGCTCGGGGCAGTTCGCGACGGCGGAGGTGAGGCGCGTAGAGTCGGACGGGAGTATGGAGTTTCTTCATAAGAAGGATTCAGGCAAGATTATTCAGGGGGAGTTCTCGCTAAAGAACCTGGGGTATTTTATTAAATGTACCAACTTGTGTAATCAGATTGAGATGTATTTGGACAATGATATGCCGCTGGTGGTGAAATACTATGTGGCGTCACTGGGGACGATTAAATTATGCTTGTCGCCGTTGCCGAGCTCGTAGACGCTCCCCCACTCATCGCTCCGCCCGCTGCGCGGCTCTGCGATTCCGTTCCTCCGCTGCTTCGCCGCTCCAATCGGCATCATAACAAAAATAAAATAATAAGGCTGTCAAGTAGCATTATTATTTATAAACACCTACATCACTCCACTCCCAAATCGAGCGGCGAAGCAGCGGAGGAGTGAATCGCGGCGGAACGGAGTGACGGAGCGATGAGCGGGGGAGCGAGCGAACGGAATAAACATAATAAAACGAATCTATTATTATGTCTATGTTTCTCTGGTAATAATATAGAAGAAACAATGAATAAAACAATATATACAACATACCATTCGATTTTACCGCCCACTGTGTTGAATGGGTGGCGCAAACTAAATACGGATTATACGATTGATTTTAGTTTGGATGTAGATTGTATTCGATTTCTTGACTCACAATTTAATCGAACGTTATCGAAGCTGTTTTTGTCTATTCGTCGTGGAATGTATAAGGCGGATTTGTGGCGATTATGTAAATTGTATGTTAACGGCGGAGTCTACGCGGATATTGATTTGGTTCCATTTCGGTCATTATCGCAAATTACTGCGTCTGCGCCCCCCGCTACATTCTACTCGTGTTTAAGTATGGGAAAAACTAGCATATTTCAGGCATTTATGGTCCATACCCAGGCGAGAAGCCCCCTCCTATTAGGATTCCTGGTTTCATTTCTATACAACCAACCTTATCTGAATATAGATAATGGACCTACGACGGATATGTATCATTTTATATTGTATAATGTGCGTGCTGCGGCAGTAGCGGCAGTAGCGGCGGGTGGGCTGCCGAGCGATATTCCAGCTTCACTTCAGCCTTATACGCATTACACTCTGCGTCAAATACGTATCCCGATACACGTCTCTTCCATCCACGACGACAACGTTCCTCTTCATTATTTTCCAGAATATTTTGTGGGATATACGGTATCAATCAGTCCAAATACGCAAAACAAATGGGTGCTGGCAAATCGGGACAAATATAAAATGAAAATAGAGAACCATCATCTGGTCTTTGAAATGAAACCGGATTCAGTAGAAGCGGGAGTGGGAGAAGACGGTGGATTTATCATCGATATTTGTATTGATTTACCTGATGGTGAACCGGAGGTTATATATCTGTTTCAAGAGGAAATTCGCGACCCACCTAATATAAGCACGTGCTATATTTCTGATTCGAATGGTATGAATATAATGGATTGTCGCGCGCCCAATTATATACGGGACCACGGGTGGGTGAATTGACCGATCGCTACCGCTCCATCGCTCCCGCTCCCCCTCTCCATCGCTCCCGCTCCCCCTCTCCATCGCTCCCGCTCCCCCTCTCCATCGCTCCCGCTCCCCCGCTCATCGCTCCGCCCGCTGCGCGGCTCTGCGATTCCGTTCCTCCGCTGCTTCGCCGCTCTAATCGGCATCATAACAATAAAAATAATAAAGCATTGTGTATCAATCGCGTTATTATTTGTAAGCCATACACCACCCAGTCACCTCCAACTTGTGCGGCGTCAGCGCGAGTGGCTGAGAAGTGGAGGGTCGGTCCACGAGAGTGGACCGAGACGCAACGCCTCGGACACGAGCAAGTTAATACTCCGGCGTATGCTTCTTAAACAAACACCCGTGTGCCGTAATTCCCTCCAATTCGCGGATAATCCCCGCGTTTTGGAAATTACAATTCGCCATCCAGATTTTTATAATACAGAAATTCTTCTTCGGTGAAATGGTGATTCCATTGACGATCGGAATCACGTTCATATTGGTAGAAATCGTCTCTCCAACCGTCACATATGACAATTGTTTCCACGCACTATTTACCTCCTTATTGGCGACCTTATATGAGAAGCAACCACCGTTTCGGTTTTGCGCGTCTTCCCACATCGGGACGATACCCGACCGCATCAGAAACAACATACAGTTCATAACGAGTTTGGGTGGCAGAACTTCGAATATAGCGATGGCTTGTTCTGCGGAATCAAACTCGTAGATTTTCTTATAACTTGACGCAGCCCAATTCGTATCGTGGGGGAGATGCGCCCATAGAGTCCAGCGATGCGACAATTTGTGAAATGGCGCCGTCTCGGTTTCGGTGATTGTTGTCATTGTTGTAGTAGAGAAGGAACGAGGAATGAAGAATTTCCGTAAATGATGTGGATGGGATAATACACACCGTATATTATACTATCAATTTTTTTTTATACTCTTTATTCGCTGCGTTCGCATTCGCCTTCGCTTTCGATGATTTCAAATTCAGGGTCGTCGGCGTCGGCGTCGGCGTCGGCGTCGGCGTCGCCTTGGTCGACCTCCTCGACCTCGTCGTTCTCGATGCTCTCGTCGCTCTCGCTGCTGTCGCTGTCCTCGCTGTCAGAACAATCGTAATAACTGGAAAGAATGCCGTCAATATCAAACACCTGTTGTTCACCTGATTCGAATACAGGGCATCTTAATACAGAATCCACCTTTACAATATATTTATTTCCAATAAGAATAGAATGGCTATCATTTAATTGATATAACGGTTTCATCGTATTTTCCGACATACAACAACAAAGCGCGACTTTGTAATTCGTATGCGGGGCTCCGATATAGTCTGCTACATCCTTTCGCCCACATTCATTATATAATTTCCATTGAAGAAACTTCTTGTCGAGGAACTCATTCTTCTCGACGAAAAAATGATATGGTGATTTCAGGCTGATTGTAAATGTCTCGGGTTCAGGTGACGACATACTACTACTACTACTTACTGTCACTATCGCAGTATCTGCCATTTGATGTGATTTCGAAAATTCTCGATAATGGATTGTAGACAACGTATGTGTCTTACCCGAAAAATCGCCTCGATGAATGCGAGTATAGGGCTCATCATCTACCTTGTGTAAAATGAAGTCGTAAATATCGTTATGCGTCTCGGTTAGTTTGGGGCGTTCGTCATTGTTCTCTAGTTTGTATTGTCTACATTGCCGGTCAATCCATTTACACACATTGTATTTCGCGCGGTCAATTCGGTATACGGAAGATATATCACTTTGGCGAAAAAAACACATCGACGAAGCGGTATAAATCTCGCGACCGTTTCGAACAACTGTATACGTGCTAAAGGTATACTGTCCGAATGCGCGTAACGTCGCATATACAATATCGGTTAAACGCTCTTTGAGTTGACGATAGGCATCAAATATGCCAGATTGAATGAATTTCCATACTGTCATAATTGGCGTAATATTTCCTGTTGAAATTATAATATATAACAATGGGAAAAGTATATAGAGCGAAAAGTGCGCAAAAACGAATTGTAAATGCGTCATCTCTTCTGAATAGGTGGTATTATTGTATGTATTCATGGAATGAATCATTGATTGATTTACTGTCTTTATACATAGAGACGGTAAAATGTTTTTATGTTGTTATTTTGGAAGAGCAGGCGATGCCGGTTGTTGCTCCTGTTGTTGCTGCTTTTGAACGCGCACACTCGTCTTCCCGGGATTGATTCCGAATACATAAAACAATACACTGCTGATGTATGTGAGTAAAATAATCGGAATAATCACGATAAACCAGACCAATTTTGTATATCCATTGAGACATAATATATTCAATATAGCGGTGAATATAAACATAATAATGAATTTTAATAGGGAAGTTTCATATTCGCCTTGGAATAAATCAATTGTGATTTGGACCATTGAAAAGGCTAAATAAAGAAGTGCGGGTGAACATATTTTTTCGAGCATATGGAATGGAATGGAATGAATGAAATGGAATGAATGAAATGGAATGAATGGAACGGAATGAATGAAATGGAATAATGAAAAATAGTATATATTACTCCCAGAAGATATATATTCATACGCCACACCAGTGTTTATTTCTTACCCTTGTTGAAAACGGCTACACCATTTTTGAATACACCGACTTCATCGCCGACGTCTTCGTCAACACACGCATAAATGATACCGTTCACCGCGTCGGTAGTGAAGTATGTCTTTCCTTTGATTTTCACTTCTGATACTTCGATTTCGGCTTCCTCGGCTTCGGCTTCCTCGGCTTCGGCATCCGCCTCCGCGTCCTCGGCTTCGGCATCCGCCTCCGCGTCCTCGGCTTCCTCCGCTTCGGCATCCGCCTCCGCGTCCTCGGCTTCCTCCGCTTCGGCATCCGCCTCCGCGTCCTCGGCTTCCTCGGCTTCTTCCGCTTCGGCTTCCGCGTCCTCGGCTTCTTCCGCTTCGGCATCCGCCTCCGCGTCCTCGGCTTCTTCCGCTTCGGCTTCCGCGTCCTCGGCTTCTTCCGCTTCGGCATCCGCCTCCGCGTCCTCCTCTTCGGCTTCCTCCTCGGCCTCGGCTTCGGCATCCGCTTCCGCGTCCTCGGCTTCCTCTGCTTCGGCATCCGCCTCCGCCTCCTCGGCTTCCGCGTCCTCGGCTTCCGCGTCCTCGGCTTCCGCGTCCTCGGCTTCGGCATCCGCCTCCGCGTCCTCGGCTTCGGCTTCGAGGAATGGCACAGATGCGGCGGCGCTTATGATTACATTCTTGTGTGTGGAAGAAACAATACACACATCATCCGTATCGTCATCCGATGAAGTTCCACTGTCTTCTTCACGGATTTCGAGTTTCACAGATTCTTCATCTTCTTCTTTATTGACGACAACCGATTTCATATCGACCTTCGATTCAAGCGCGCGAATATACCGGTTTAAGTCCGCAATCGCGCCCTGTAATTGCGATATTTCATCTTCACGAGTGTTTGCGCAGGTAGTCCGCGCGGTAGTATTCGTGGTAGTTCCATCCTCTAATTCCGCGATGCGTTCGTGTAGTTTGCGAACACACGGCAACCCCATTATCGTCTCATGGGTCTCCTTGTAAATATTGTATTCTCCGATAACACCAGATAGTATATTTGTAATGTGCTTTGTCATCACTTGTGATACATCCTCAATCATCGGGCGGATATCGATTGTCATCGACGAGGACGACGAGGACGACGAGGACGACGAAGAGTTAGGGCTTCCGGACATTAAATGAACTGTGCTGTATTCTTTATATTCTAATGTATTTATTTCAATTTTCACAGGATTCAAATTCTAATTTTCACGGGATTCAAATTCTAATTCTAATTTTACACCTTTTCTCATTTCAAACGCCCATTTTTATACAACCAAATATTTATTTTTTAACATCTTCAAAAGGCGGTATTTTTAGATACTCGTAAAATCTTTCTCTCACAATATACATTAGATAAGAATTAGGGTCCCAATCGCTACGCCAAGTTTTGTCGTGTGGTGCGTGTAAAGGTCGCATATGCGGATTAAAATTATCATAATAATCACTCGCTTCTTGTTTTGTTTTGAATATTTTATTCATATAACCAATGTGCTCGCTTTTTCCACGCCATTCTGGATAAGTATTATGACCTTCTGGGTTGAACTTTTGAACTTCTAGAATATAAGGCATTTGATAATAGTATATATGCGATTATATCTATATGATTATATCTATATGATTATATCTATATGATTATTATAATATTATATGGGCGTTTCAAATGAGAAAAGGTGTAATACATTTCTTTCGGAAAGGTATATAAAGTTACACGTTTGTATTACTGTATTGAGAATGTCCGCACCTGTCCCTTCCCCCGCGGTATTAGATACGATGGTGAAAATTATCATGTCGCAATCCGACATGACTCACGAACGCGTCGTATCCGAATTAGAACGCACAAACTATGACTTGAAACGTGTAATTCGTGACTATATGCGTGGCAGTGGCGGTGATAGCGCCGGCGGCGATGGCGTAAGCGACCCGGCGGCGGCCGTAGCGGCGTCTGCGAATCAGCTTCGGTTTTCAGAAATCCGGAATTTTATGGATAAATCGTCGGAAATGTATTATCGGCGGAAGGAAATGGAGAGGATATATAATGAGGTGCTTGATAAAAAGAACGCGGCGGCATCGGAAGCGGCGGCATCGGGAGCGGCGGCATCGAAATTATAACCGATGGACGACGCATTCTAAATTCTGGATACCCGCGAGGTATTGTTTTGGAAGAATTTTCACACCCGCAAACTTACTCACAGGAGAGTTCATTTTGGAAAACAGTAGTTCGGTTTTGTATATTTTGACAGGCGGGTTCAGATTTTGTTGAACGACATAGGTTTCATTCGTATCTGGACTAGTCTTCCAGATGAACGCGACGTGTCCATAGATATAGTCCGGTTTTCTATATTTCCAGAATAAAATAGTGCCGGGTCGTAAATAAAATGACGCCTGGCGCGAATAGGGATACGCATAGGTTTCCAATGTAACCGGTGTCACCGGGGGTTTTATTGTTGTGAATTCTGTAATACGTTTGAAGAAATCGACCGCATCTACGACATCCGGGAATGTAATGCCTTTATGGATAGAAAAGAATCGGCGAATCAGTTCAACGCATTGAAATTTTACTCCATATTTTGTGGGATAGGTCGCGGTTTTGTTTTTTTTGACATAGAGGACGATTTTATTTGCCTCCTCATTCTTCCCTGATTCGGTTTTGTTTGACATTCTTTTATACGTATATTATGTTATACGTATAAAATATTATTCGGTGCTGTTCGGTCGGACCGGCTCCGCTCCATTCGGCTCCATTCGGCTCCGCTACGCTACGCTTACTCCGCTCCGCTTCCCTGAACCACCATCGTCTTATACCTCTTTTTCATTTTCAGGCTATTCGTCGGAATAACTTTGCTATTCACCAAAAAGTCATTGTTATCTTCGTATAATTCCGGCAGAATATGCGTAAGGGGTTTATTCACGATATGAATCATCTGCGGGCTTTTCAGTAATGAACGGTATTCTTGAATCGTCAGATTTCCGTAATATTTATCCAGTAAATAGTTCGGGTTTGGCGCGGGTTTGAACCCTTTTCCGCTGGGTGTTCCGTATAATAAATGAAGCAGGTGTAACCGTTCAAACTTGCTCGATGTATCCAGTGGTTCTTTTAATAAGGCAGCCACCGCGCATTCTGGCGAACAATAACAGCCGCTTACTTGAAACACGCCATTTACAATCATAATCGGTATATAATAAATCGGTCCGTCAATTTCGCACGTATCCCAGAAACACGCGGATTTGTGATTGAGTTTGGTTTGGATCGTCTCTCCATTATGAAACGAATACTTCAAACGGTTAATTTTTTTCATAATCTCTTTATGGTTTCGCTGGTTCACAACATATTCAGTTGCTTCTATTCGCTTTATTGAAACATTATTTGTATGAGAATCATTTGCTGTTTGGTTTATAGAGGTTCGGCTACTGTTGTTGGTCGAGGCGGCGGCGGAGGCGGAGGTGGAGGCCGAGGCGGCGGAAGTGGCATTACTTTCATCACCATGACAAATTGTTTCAATACATTCATTATCATCCATGTATTCATCATCATTGTTATCGCCGCGATTGTTGTCATTGTTTGGTTGAGTTATGTCGCTCGATTGAAGATAATTCGACATTAATGTATACGACTCTACCTCGCTAATTGCTGGCGTATATCCATAATTCGAGATGGATTCATTTGTTTTCAAGTCCGACAAATGACACTTCAAATGTAAAATAATATTAGGGACTTCAGATGTATCATATAACCCGGAACTCGAATTCAGGATAAATCCGGCCTTTGGTTTTCGGCCGCGTTTTTTGTTGATTTGTCCTTTATGGATTTGATTGGGCGATACAAGGTCATGAATCGAATCGTCGAATGGTGATGTATTATTATTGTGTGTTGATGACATAATAGGGTAATGATTGTGTTTTACAATATAATTGTGTTCGGTTTGCTTTAAAATAACCATATCTGGAAATGTGGGTGATTGTTGCGCGGGTTCGGGTTCTTCGGGTTCTTCGGGTTCTTCGGGTTCGGGTTCGGGTTCGGGTTCGGGTTCGGGTTCGGGTTCGGGTTCGGGCGCAGGCGCGGGCGCGGGTCTTTTTTTACGGTCTCGTGGTTTTTTACTTACTATCATTTTGTCAGCGGGAGCGGGAGCGGGAACAGAAAATGTAGGCATATAAGATTATATCATTTATTCTATTTTTATGTTTATACCCTTTTGCCCCCGGCGTTATAATAGTAAAGGACTTAAAGAGACCCAGGTAGTATTATATTACCGCCGCCGCCGCCCCCGCCCTTCTTCCGCGTCTCCTCCTGATAACATTGCCGGCACAATGGGATATAATTCGACGAACCGATAATGACCTGGTCAGTCTCATTTGTGATACGAAAACTGAATACTCCTGGGGTTCCGTCGCGACACAAACTACAAAGTGATTTCAGTTTGATGACCTCGTCGCAAAATGGGATAAGTTGGAGCAAATTCCCTATGGGTTTCCGGTTGAAGTCGCCGTCCAATCCGCAAATATAAACGCGCTTATTCAAATGGTCTACGAGGTGTTTGACCTGTTCTTCGATATCCGGGAAGAACTGGCCTTCGTTGATGAGAATGGTTTCCGCGCTGCGAATTGTCTCTAAATTAGTCTGAATCGCGTCCCGGATTGTGTTTGCTAAAATACACGGAATCATCTGTTTGTCATGGGTTGAAAGCATCGGTTCGGTCGTATAACGGTCGTCGGCGGTATAGTTGATGACCGCGACGGGAATATTACAGAAGACGCATTTCTTATAGAGGTCCAATAAGTAGGATGTTTTTCCTGAAAACATAGAACCGAGAATCAGTTCAAGATAACCGTGAGTAGTGGTAGTCATTGGGCTTCTAATATTAGGTTGATACTTGTTTATCTTCATATTTACGCAAAAAATCGTATTCAATTCTTTCGGGATTGGGATTCCATATTAAATATAAATCGTATGTATTATTTATCCTATTATCATACAATGACGACGACAAATGACGCAATGCCGTGGGTAGAAAAGTATCGGCCTTCGTGCTTTGACGAAATCGTGCTGGACCCGATGAACCGCACAATTCTATCCAATATTCTAAAAACAAACTATTTCCCGAACCTGCTCTTTTATGGCCCCCCGGGCACCGGGAAAACCACCACCATTATTAATCTCGTCAACGCCTACCAGTCCAAACTGAATATGCGAAACCGCGGACTTATGATTCATTTGAACGCATCGGATGAGCGCGGGATTGACATTATCAGGAATCAAATCAACAGTTTTGTCAGCACGAAATCCATGTTTGGCAATGGGATAAAGTTCGTTATTCTGGATGAAGTGGACTATATGACAACCAACGCACAGATTGCGCTGCGGTATCTTCTCACGAGTTATACCGATAATAATGTCCGATTCTGCCTGATATGTAATTATGTATCGCGCATCGACGAGTCGCTTCAAACCGAATTCGTGCGTATGCGTTTCAATCAATTGCCTGAATCGGATATATTGGCATTCTTGCGTAAAATCCGCGACAATGAAGGTCTCGTATTATCGGACACGAATTTGGTGGCGATTCAGCGACAGTTTCATTCCGATATTCGGAGTATGATTAATTATATCCAAACCAACCAGGATAATCTACAAGAACTACACGTCATTACAAACGCGGTCTGGGATAAAATGGTGGAGTTGTTCCGCGACCCGGCGTGCGATATTCCTAGGATTACATCCTACTTTCGAGAGATTGGCGCAATGTATTATATTGACCCGCGCACTATTATTAAACAGTTTCTGTATTATATTGTGCGCTATCGTTCATCGGAGATGGTTACGGCGGAATTGTTGAATAGTATCGAGCATATTATTCACCTCAACCACATTCGTAATGAATATATTATCCATTATTTTATATTGAAATTTCGCGCGTATTGGACTACGGTGCCCGCGCCCGCGCCCGCTCCGAAAAAACGGATAATCAAAATAAAGAAACAGCAAAGTATTTGATTATAGGCGCAACCTGTATAAATTGAAATGAATTATTTCTATTTATACGAATCAGATAGCGTATCATGTCGAAAATCAATGCCTCTGAACCGGAAATAGACGCCGAATGGATGAAATTTATGTCTCGTATAACGAGGCAGCAAAACTGCGACACTGTGGATATGGAGAATGATAGCGGCGACGACGATGACGACGACAACGACAACGACGACCACCATGGCATTGTATCGGCTGGACATAAAAAAATTGTGGTTTCTGATACCCCCGTTGTAAAACTGCGAAAATCGTGTATTTCGAAAAAATCGCAACGAAGAACCTATTCATTTATAGACCTGGAGTCGGAGACCGGGGGGGCGGTGGCCGCAGAGGCAACTGAACCAACAAATTCTCTTGTTGATGCGGGCATTCGTTCCCGTTTCACGCCGATTTATATTTCAACCAAGACGAAGATTGCGTATTTATCGCGACCAGTGAACATCTATGAAATCTTTTGGAATATACCCGTCCAACATTATTATAAGAGGGCCGAAGGTGTTATTAAGAAACAAATCAAATTTCAGACGACTGACCCCACCGTTGTCGCATCCATCAAGGAAAAACTAGAAGCACAACCACGGTGCTATGAAGAATACGTCATCGAACATATTGATAATCCAACCGGACGTATTCCATATAAAGACCAACGAAAGGTGAGTATCGGTCTATGTAAGAAAGACCTCAATGGCGGAAACCATAAAAAGAAGCGCGCATTCTTCAACTGTTTTGTAGTTATCCTCCGGATTCATGGCGGGATTGCGCCACCAGAGGAACGCGCGCCGGAAGACGACATATTGTATAAGGAAATGCATGTCAAGGTGTTTAACACCGGAAAATTGGAGATTCCGGGGATTCAGGAAGACCGCACACTCATTCAGGTATTACAGCTTCTCGTTACGGTATTGCGGCCGTTTTTAGGGGAAGACCTGGATTACTTGCGAAACCGATGTGAAACGGCTCTCATCAACTCCAACTTCAATTGCGGCTATTATATCGACCGCGACAAGCTATTCAATCTTCTCAAATACAAATATCGAATGAATTGTAATTATGATTCGTGCTCGTATCCGGGAATCCAAAGCAAGTTTTACTATATTCCTGGCAAGAGCCACGCCGAACAAAATGGGCAACAGCCAGTCTCGATGGATATGCCATATTACGAGGTTTCGTTTATGATATTCAGAACAGGCAGCATTTTGATTGTAGGGAAATGTAATGAAGACATTCTTAACGTGATTTATCGGTATATTTGCCTGATATTAGAGAAGGAGTATTCCGTCATACAAATGGGTCTGATTGGAGAACTTTCGAAAGGGGGAGTCGTGGTTGCGGCGGGGATGCGGAATACTAGGAAAAAGAAGTTGAATCTCACAAATGTCCGATTATACAATGAAATGGCAGATTGATTTAGGCGTTTCGTTCGTAGTTCGTTCGTTCGTAAAGAATATAAAGATTTAAAAATTGAGTATTCTATATACGATACTTTTTAATATTATGTCATCCACGCAAACTGGAAGTGGCGCAATTGTTTCTTCCTCTGGAGGGGAAAGTCAGTCACAGCAACAGATTAGCCGTATTCCAACCTATGCGTGCTTTCAGCATGCGACCAAGGTGGCTATTTTAGAGGACAAGCCGATTGTGTTGGATTATTGGACCAGTTCATTGGATAAATCGTGCCTCATCGGTGTTCGTTCTAACAACGAGAAGCTTCTTGTCAAGAGTGAAGATGAATACACGAGTCCTATCGCGAAGATTTTTAAGGTGGATACCGAATATATCATTGTGACCGCGAACTCTATCTATATTGTTGCGGCGGATATTAGCACGAGGCGTATTAATTAGTGGGGTTGCGCCCCCAAACGACGCGGTGCTAGTGGCGGAGCGATGGGCGGAGCGGATGGCGGAGCGGACGGCGGAGCGGATGGCGGAGCGGACGGCGGAGCGGACGGCGGAGCGGACGGCGGAGCGGACGGCGGAGCGATGGGCGGATCGGACGGCGGAGCGAAATAATTCTTATAATCAATTCAATATTATAAGAATACCTGAAGTATATAAAGACAGCGGAATCGCTACTTGAGGCGCCGAAAAGAACTTAAAGAGAATCAGGCCCCGCGAAAAGAACTTAAAGAGAATCAGGCCCCGCCCCCCGCGAAAAGAACTTAAAGAGCATCGCGGCCAATGTCCTCCATCATCTATTTAAGCGACTGTACCCCTTTATACACCACATTAGGCGCGCCTGGGCGCATTACCGAAGTTATATTTGCCCCATTAAACCGCGCCATCCGTCTTGAATGGTCACCGCCACCGAATACCGAAAATATCCTCATCGACTCCTATCTAGTTCGGTATAAGTTATCCGGCGCACCTCTCACCCAGACACTCGCCGAAATTACAACATTTTTCCCTACCCTTATTGTCACCGGTCTTTCCAACGGCGATTTATACGATTTTTGGGTGGTCGCGAAGAACCGTTTCGGCGAAAGTCCGCACTCACCGACCGTAACTGTAGCACCCGGCGCAGCACCGTCACCGAGCCAAATCGTGCGTCGTGCGTATCATTCTACGACTGTGGGGAATGGTATTACGGTAATGGACCCTCAAAAAGTCGGATTAGAATTCACACCGCCTGTTGTCCAAAATGGCACATCACCGCTTGTGTTTACGATAAAATATGCGCGTATAACCGCCGGAGGCGGAATGGATATTTCATACATCCTTACGGATAGTGTCCAAAACACCCAGATTATGAGAGACGTGTCAGGCAGCCTCGCCATCAAAACCACCGGTGTTAAGGGGAATTATATACGGAAGGAAATCGTGATACCTACTACCGGCGGCGGTGTATTTACAAGCGGGGAGTATCGTTTTCAGGTATTCACTACCAACATATACGGTATTTCAGCCGCACCCGACCTGTCGTTCGTCGTTCAGTTATATTCCATTATGGACTCACTCGGCCCACCAGCGGTTCCTCGTTTCACCGCACCATCATTTACGTATTATAGTATTCCGGCGAATGCGGGTGCCGTCGCGGTCGACGCAAGTGATTCATCTATTCGGTTTCGGTGGAAACAATATCTCGGCGCCGCGGGAACCGGCGCGGACACATATACGGGATGGTCGTATCGTATTCAGTATACCGATGATAAAGATTACTGGTATTATCCACCGGTGGTGGTCGACGCGCCAAATACCGCGAAATTTCCGGAATATACCCGCGCATACGACCGGACAAGTGCCGGCGCCGGGATGGCAAATTTTGAATACTCCATTGATATCAGCCGCAACGTCGTCAATGGTCGCAGGTATTATCTCCGGTATTGCGTCGTAAATGCGGCAGGTGATACGAGCGAATACACGCAAGTGACCGATACAAACCTCGCATTGATTTCGGGTGTTCCAGGAAAATTACCGCCACCGCCGCCTATATTCCGCGCATCAACCGATGACCGTCTCGTTCGCCTCTATTTCAATTGGGCGGAATCAGGGACACCTCCTAGTTTAGATGAAACGGGCGGTCTGCCCATTTTAGATTATCGAATCGAGAGATACACTGTATCACGGGACGGCGGGATTTTCACGATTTCACCCACTCCGAATGCCATATTTGAAAATATAGCGGGCCCTTTTTACGAAGACCAATTTGACATTCGCGTCAATGGCATTGAATATTATTATCGGATATTTTCGCGAAATGCGTTCGGGATTTCCACTCTGTATACAACCGTAACTGCGGTTCCGACACGTCAGTCTGATATTGTCTGGGGGGTTATTTCCGCCGTAAATAGCGGAGAGATAAACCTTTCTTGGAATGAACCCAATGAACCCGACGAAGATACACCCATCATCCAATATTATATCGAATATCGATTGTATGATATTTTCTCGATTCCCGCAATTCCGCCCGAGAATATCGTCGGCGTGTTTTCCGACGACGACACGGTTTCGACGACCATCCAAGATATGAATTCGATTTTAGTAGATGACCGGCTATGGACGAGTCTCACAACAACAGTGGTTTATACATATACAAACTCTCCGAATTTGTCGTTTACCATTCGCAATCTTATTAATAATCGGCCATATGTATTTCGAGTAGCCGCAGTTACCCAGGACCGTCTGCGGCGTAAATTGGTTGGATTGTTAAATGTTATCGGAGAGAATAGCCCGTATTTACCTCGGCCGGTGATTATCGGTAAGGTTCCCGTGCGAATGGCAAATGTAGAATATATCAACGGAGATGGGTCCATCACAATAAAATGGACCAGCACGGATATCCGTAATACAGAAGGGATTATACGCTATATCGTGGATTATCGTATTGCTTTGTCGGGGTCAGAGTATTCACGCCAGACATTTGAATATGCGAATAGCGTCGCATTTAACGACGGCACTAGCGCTGTGTCGTTTATAGTATCTGTCACCGGTTTGAACAATAATGTTCCATCACGTGTAGATACCAGCAATAATAGTTACGAAATGACGATTTATGCTGAAAATTCGGTAGGTTATACGAATATAACCGATAGAGTAGATTTACACGAGGATTTGGTATTTACGGATATTTATGAAGGGCTTTCAATACCACGCGTTGTGCGTCCACGGACAATTCCTGGCGTGCCAGTGGAAGTGCGGACGGCGGGGGGGGCGTAGCAAGCGAGCGTAGCGAGCGGCGTATTACAATATTTTTAGTATGTATAGATGACAACCATCACACCTATACTTACAAATTTCAATGTCGCACCACGCGCATTCGGGAGCGCGCCATTTGTTTTAACGAACCCAGTGTCAACAAACACCAATGTGGCTGCGACATTTACATTTACATCCAGTAATACGGCGGTAGCAGATATATCCGGGCGAACCGTAACCATTATTAGCGCAGGGCAAACCATCATAAGGGCCACACAGGCCGCAACACCCGGATATTCATCCGCTGATATCTCGGCGAATTTCACCGTGAATTACGCGATTTCGCCCAAATCGTATGAGGACGTATCCTTTGGTTTGACCGCGCCAACGTCCAATGGTTCAGGTCTATTTACATTTCGAAGTCTAACGACCGATGTCGTATCTGTATCGGGCCTTATTGCGACAATATTACGCGTTGGACGCGCTCGAATTGAAGCAATACAGAGTCCTGGGCTAAACTATTCGAGTGGGAGCATCATCGCGGAATTTGATATACTCACGAGTATCGTTCGTGTCGGAGTCCAGAATCAGATTGATTTATCGTGGAATATACCCATCCAAAATGGCGCAACGATTAAGAATTATTTCTTTTACGTGGAAGAACGCACGACCCAGATCGTCCCCGCGCCGGCCGTATCTACGATGGTTGCTACTGTTCCCCCAGTCGCCGACGGGACGTATTATTCTTACGCATTACCAACACCGTATTCCGCGCAAATTCTCGCAGCAGGGGGTAGCCCGACCGGTATTGACGTAAACTCAATGACACAATTTAATATCAATACTTCACTTCTATTTACGAATAAAAATTACATCGACCTCGGTTATTATGGCGAAATCGAACTCAATTGGGAATACCATAATGACCGGCCAATCGCTGAACTTAAACGGTCCTCGGTTGCCTCTACCACGATGACAATATCGTTGTGGAAGGAATCAAGCGCCGTCATTGGCGATGGACGCGTTAATTTTATATTGAGTAACACGCGTATCTATGACTCTGCTACAAATTGTCTCGGCCCTCGACCGCAAAATAATGGCAAAACGATGACCGACATTTTTAATATCGCATTTGATTCGACCGCGGGCAGAGCATTGAAATACCTGAAACCTACAGATATTGTGTCGGGCAACGTCCAATTATCGAGTTTATCGTATCTCGTCGATGGGCCAGAATCATTTCGAGAATATAGTATTATTGTCAAGAGTATTCGTATCGCGCCTTTCCGGTTTCCAATCACGAGAGATTTCACAACACTAGGGTTTGGGCTAGGGAGTTCGACTGTCGGGGCGGGATTCGCGGTTACAACGGTAAATGCGTCTCTACCCCTCGCGGCCGGAGGAATCTTGTATCATATGCCGAAAATGACGCGGTCGGTTTCGGATTTTAATCGCGCAATGTGGACGTTTTCGTTGAACTACGCGGCGAATCTTACCCGGCTAGAGACGGATATCTCGTATTTGCCAGTGAGCGGGGGACTCATTACAAACTTGAATATCCCGTATACATTGAGGATTCGTGGATATTCACGTCCTTATACGCGAATATTGGCCGCAATCAGCGTTGAAGAATATAACACAACCAATGTTTCTAATTTTTTGACAAATGTAGGTGACCCGCGATATAATACACGACAGCTTTTCGACGTTTCGTTGAATGACGTCGCGACATATTCACAATTAGCGTCGGCGTCGGCATCGGCGGTCACGCGGACAATTGATATATCCGGTGCGTCTGGGTTTCCCGCGTTTTCAGAAACACAGGACACGTCACACACACAATTCGTGTTTCTATTCCAACTCACAATCACTGACCCGAGCTATAATGCGTATTTCCAGTCGATTACGGCGGGCGTTACTGCGGCTGCCAACGCATTTCAGGTGAAAATGTTGTCGCAAACAATGACTCCACATCAGGAATACCGATTCGCCAGTCCAGACCCATCACTCGCGTCGTCCAACAACCTGACAAGTATGACAAATACGCTATACAGTATCGGTGACCCGTATACAAATATACCCCCCTTTTTTCGGTTTTACAATTTGACAAATGGCGTGTTTTATTCATTCAAAATCGCGTCAAACAATATCGTTGGCACAAGCTCTTTTTCGGATTTATTCACGCGGCGTTGTGGGTCGGCTCCAAACACGATTGTGAATACCGTGAATAGTCAAGGCGCAGATACATTGACGATAGAATCCGAAAACACATCAAATCAAGTGAATATTTACTGGGTTAAACCGACGTTCAGTGGGTATGAAATCCAGTATTTCGTCATTCAAATGGCGGTCGATATTTCCGGGGAGTGGCTGAATATTTTGGATTATACACCCGATATTTCGCATAATTTAATCGCGTTCGACGCGTTTCAAGATACAATCGTTCCAGTCGACCTACAAACGAAATTAGAATACGATAAAACCATCAATACGTATACCTATAAATCTCCCGCATTCGCGGCGGCGTTTACACTACAAACAGGAATTCCCGTCGGTATCAGCGGCGCACTTATCAACGGATACAAGTATTATTTTCGTCTAGCCGGTGTGAATGAAGTCGGATATTCCGCGTTTTCAACAGTGTTGACCGGTATTCCGTTTGCGCGACCAGCTAACGCACCTATTGAATTTATCGGTAATCCGATTGTAGGCGACCGTTTGGTCTATCTTAGCTGGAAAATACCGAAAGATGACGCAGGTTCACCCATCCTCAACTACATTATCGACTATGAGGAGGTTTCTGAAACGATTGGTGCTGGTGGTGTTATTGTGAAATCATATTCAAACAAACGGCGTTATAAAATAGATACGGATGAGCCGTTAGAGAATAAACGACCGTCCTACCCTTTCGACGATTTTCGTAGTGTATATGCGGGATACAAAAAATTCGCGTCTCTGACTTCTTCACAAATAACCTATTTTTCCAATTTGCGTTCATTGTTAACGAAGTATATCATTCCACCTACACCGATTATAATTAACGACAGTGATTATAATTTGAGCCCGTCTGGGATTCCAAACCGTAATGTGCGACTATCCTATGATTCACGGTCGTTCACTTTTATAAGCGCGGAGATCACCCAGAATGTATTTGATATTTCGAATATCCAACTGAAGTGGTATTATTTCAATGACCCAACCGGCGCTCCATGGTTGAATGACACGACAACCGTATCATTTCGGATGTCGGTCACCGGACACTTGAAAGCTGTAACTGGTGGCGGTAGTGTCACACCGGATATCAGTAATATTTTTTATATTCCTGGTGATGCGACAACGGGGGTGACATATACGGTCACCCGGCCGAAACTAGACCTGGACTCGGAAACTGGCGCATATAAATATATTGACTATACCAACGGAAATATCATCTCGGGCAGTTCGGCGTTATTCGTTCCCAAAATATATATTCCGACACTTCCGTCGATTGACGCGTCTAATAATTCCCGGCGGTATAAACTACAAATAGTCTACCAAATCACCTATATTTCACCGAGCGCAAACAAATTCATATTGTATTCTGGACCGATTGTTATTAATGGAGTCGCGCCTGTTCGGACAGGTCCCGCAATCAATACACGGTTTACATTGAAATTACAGAGCAATGTAAATTCGCCGATTGTAAACGGTCAAAAATACCGGTTCACGATTACACCGTTTAATATCAACGACTATTTTCCCGATCCCAGTAATAATAATAGAGTAGAAGTGCGTATCGGAATTACAAATTCGGACCCCATTACGGATATGAGTTATTCGCTCATATCTACCAGTATGGCCGGAAAAGTGCGTCTTCGATGGAAATATTCCCCGCCATCCGATTATTATATCAATATCCAAATACCGCGAAATTATCAAAATTTCAATTTCCCGTCAGAATATCCATTGAAAACATTTGATGAAAGTGAAATTACGTATTCGATTTGGGCTAAAAATTTAATACCAGTCAATGACATTGTTACGTATACCATCCCCTCTGAACTTCCGGCAGATATCGCGTCAGGGAACGCCCAGTTGTATTTAAAATCTGGGCGCGGGTATACTATATCTGTATCCCCCGTCCAAATTGTGGAAGTAAACAATAATCCAGTTTCACTCGTTGCGCCGTCACGAAATATGTTCGCGGACAACACATTCATTATACCGTTTACAATACCGCTATCGCCATTGACGTTTGCGGCGCAAGGGAATAATGGTTCGGTGAGTTTGAAATGGTCGCTGCCAAACATAAACAATGACCCTAATTATTACATCACTGATATAATATCGAGCTATTATCGTTATCGTTATTACACAGTTGAGCGTCGTGATATATCCACATCGTCTACTGCGCCGTGGGTCGTGGTTGCTTCAGAAATCGATATTCCTACACGCGAAAATGGTGGGGTTGTTGGGTATGAAACCGCGTATACTGTATCTGGACTTGTCAATGAGAATAATTACCAATTTAGGGTTCGTTTGATGATTATCAATGATTATAATGCGCAGCGTGCGTTTTCGGACTGGACACATATGTCCGTTATTAATAATGTCGCGGTTCCTGAAAGTTCGGGGAACACCGTGTATCCGTCTATCTATCCGTATAAACCGTCCACGCCAGTGTTGCGTTTTGCGGACCGCACGAGCACCGGTTCCGGTGTGTTGAATGTGCTTACCGTGTTATTTACCTATCCGACATACAATGGGAATGCGGATTTTTATGAGTGCGAGATATTCTATACACCAGTCGGTAGTTTCGGCGCCGTCTGGTATAATGTATTTGATGCGATTAATGGAATCGCAGATATTAATTTCAATACGTCATTATTGGTGGATGGTAAAATAGAGACCTTGTCCGCAGTCCCTGGGACAGAACAGCGAATCAATGTCGTGTGTAAATCGGTCGTTATGGCCTATGGTGTCCGTATTCGTCTACTTGGGCGTAAAACGGGTCTGGCCAAACCTTATCTGTATACATTGTATTCTGACGATTCATTGGTGGATTATATAGAGATTTAGGCTTCGCGCTTCGCTTCGCGTCACAGTCCATTATGAAGCGCTGCGATTTGCTCCATTGTAAGTGTTTCCGGAAACTCTACATTGAATTTGATTTTAAGAACACCGGTTTCGCCGTTCTTTTCCAACCCCAAACCAGGTATTGTTTTAATACTACCTGGTTTAATAATGCTCCCTGGTTTGTTCGCGAGTTTGAAAATCCGACCATTTAGATGCGTTATTTCAAAATCGAATCCGCAAAGCGCCGACTTAAGGGACACGGTCTTTTCAATTGTCAGGTCGATATTTTCTACCTTGAATACCTGATGTTGAAGCACATTAATGACAATGCGAACATCGCCTTTCATTCCCGCTTCATTCATATGTCCGCATTCTGTTAAGATAATGGTGTCCCCTCCCAATATACCCTTCGGGATTTGCGCGTGAATGGTCTCGCGTTCAATCTTGATGATGTCGTTGTCCGGAACCTGGCGGTCTATTTCCAGTGGAATTGAACACCCGTTGAAGCATTGTTCGAGTGTCAGGGATACAGTTTTGATAATGGTCTCGGGGACCTGGTAGACGCGGACGTGTGGCTGGTGCTGTGGCTGGTGCTGTGGCTGCGCGCCCATCGGACGTCCATTATTGAATGATTGAAATACGACTCTCGGGCCTGGGCCGTGGCCGTGATGAGCCCCTCCCCCGCCTAGACCCGCACCGAACAGCATATGAAGTAACTCTTCTGGGATTCCTGGTGGAAAGCCTGGTGGGACGCCGCCGCCGCCGCCGAAATGGTGGAATCCGCCGCCGCCACCACTGCCACCGCCCCCTTTGCGCATCATATCATAGGTTCGCCTTTTATTAGCGTCAGAAAGGGCCGCATACGCATTATTCAACTCTTGGAACATTTGCTTGCTTTCGTCGGTATTGCCATTTTTGTCGGGATGGTGAAGCATGGACATACGGCGATACGCCTTCTTGATTTCATCATCGCTGGATTTCTCGTCCACCCCGAGGATTTTGTAATAGTCCTTATCTTTATCAATGTCGTTTGTATTCATAAAGGGGAAATCGTCCTCACCGATGCCGCCGGTTTCGAAGAAGATATTCGGTCCGGGGCCTGCGCCGTGGCCTGGGCCAAACGGAAAGTTGAAGAACATACTGTGGTTGACGATGTTATGTTATTTAAATGGAATATTTTATATACTTTATTACGACGCACTAGTATTACTAATAATGGATACTTCCCCCGATATTCCATTCATCGCAAAATACCAGCCACTTAAAATTCACGATTTCGAGCAATTGGATGAAAATACCGTCACCATTATTCGCAGCTTGATTGAAATGGATAATCTCAATATTATGTTCTATGGCGACTCTGGGTCGGGGAAAACGTCCATTATTAATGCGACGATTCGCGAATATTATAAGAAATCAAGTAGCGCGGCGATACACGAAAATATTATGGTCTTGAATAGTTTGAAAGAACAGGGGATTCAGTATTACCGCAATGACGTCAAGGTGTTTTGTCAGACGATGACGATGATTCCGAATCGGAAGAAAATCGTGCTTCTAGACGACATTGACTTAATAAACGAACAGGGTCAGCAGGTATTCCGTAATTGTATTGATAAATACAGCCACAACGTCCATTTCATTTCATCGTGTACCAATATCCAGAAGGTAGTGGACACATTTCAAACACGCAATATTATCATCAAAATCAACCAATTGAATATGGGATGCCTAAATAAAATAATGTGGAAAATAAAGAGTAACGAACACCTTAAGATAATGAAGGATGCGGAGGAGTTTCTACTTCAAGTGTCGAATGGGTCAGTGCGGACATTGATTAATTATTTGGAGAAAATCAAACTCATTGACCGAGAGATTACGTATGATATCGCGAATCGGATATGTACGAATATCAGTTTTCATCGGTTTGAAGAATATACACGAGAAGTATTGCGCTTCGATACGGATGGCGGGGGGCTTCGTGCGGCGAATGCTATATTATTTCAATTAAATGATGAGGGGTATTCGGTTCTTGACATTTTGGATAATTATTTCTTGTTTGTGAAACTCACACCGATGTTTGATGAAGATATGAAGTTTCGTATTACATCACTTATTTGTAAATATATCACAATATTCCATAACATACACGAGCATGATATTGAATTGGCGTTGTTCACGAATAATTTAGTGGGGTTGCGTGGGGTTGCGCCTGGGGTTGCGCCTGGGGTTGCGCCCCCAAACGACGCGGTGCGTGGGGTTGCGCCCCCAAACGACGCAGTGCGATAACCCGGGCTAGACCCGCGCTAGACACATTAAATAATGTGAACAATATGTTGCTTACATTATTACTACAATCCCGCCCGGGTCTGAACTGGTTTATTGCACGGCGCCGTTTGGGGGCGCAACCCCAGGCGCACCCCCAGGCGCACCCCCAGGCGCACCCCCAGGCGCACCACACGTCGCTTTCACCAAAAGATACTTCCCTATCAGTGTATGTGACTCCAGCACCTGCGACGGCGACATCCGTGCGAACCACTGGAACTTGCTGCGTTTCAGTATATCCTGCTCTGGGATATAAATGCCCGCCGCAGTGGGCGACAGTGGGATATCCTGGTCCGCCAGTAGTTCTTCAATGAGGACTGGTTTATTCGTGGTGGTTTTGACACCCAGTTCTTCGGCCGGGATGACGCTTACCGCACTCGGGGTGGCCGCCTGTTTTGACATCCACCATCGCGTCGTCTCCCCCGTAAAGTCCATATCTTGTGTCTGGTCGTGATGATTAATCACCATAAGGCGGTCCATATATTCCTTCATCACGGGGTCAAATTTACGGCAGCCCATCATCTTCGTCGACGGCGAGTATTGTTTTTCGGCTGCGAGAGATGAGACGGTGCGCAATTCACCTATTACGACATTGGCTTTTTCAAGGTGTGCGTCGTATAGTGACCGTAAGTCGTGGAAGCATATAAATGCGCTCGGGATAAGAAACCCGCCGTAGATATGAAGCACGGTTGCGAGTGCGAGGTCGCGCATATGTCCGCGAAGTGGGCGCGGGAGGTCCTCTACCTTGGTGCGCCACTCCGGGATTATCTTGATAAACGCGTCGTCGTCGATGAGGCAGACATTGAAGCTCTCGCCGCAGTGTTCAATAATATTCCGGATGGTGAGGTATTGATACGGTTGGTTCAGGTTGTCGCTGGTCCTTGAGGCGAAACTCTCCCACGACCGCGCGTTCTTGTCAAACTCAATATGGACCCACAGGATGGGTTTGTTGTTTCGCGTGAGGCTGCTGTCATTCAGGAGATACTTCTGGATAAGCTCGCCATCATTATACTCTTCTTGGATATCGATTGTTTTCTTATATTTGTTATAAATGAACCCAATCAACATAATAAGAAGATAGGCAATTGCCAGTTTCACGACTTTGTTTTCGAGCATATGGAATAATGGAATGAATGGAATGAATGGAATAATGGAATAATGGAATGGAATGTCTATTATATAACCGAGAGATTAAATTGCTCGACTCGTCTCGTCAATTCTCCAGTCGGAATATATCCGAATACAACTTCTTATGGATATCCCGAGAGATTTCGTCCTGTTTGGCTAAAATGAACGCCCGGCGCGTGTCTTCCTCCTCTTGTCGCATCCGGGTCTGCTCATAGATACGTTCCTGTTCGGCTTTGCTCGTTTGTTTGTATAAGTCCCTGCGGGATTGGTCTCTAAATGTCTGTAGTTCATTTATGGAATTAAATCGACGGGTGTTATAATAATCCTCCTCTGTGACGGGGATGACCGTCTCTGTATGCGCCTTCTTCAGGTCTTCATAGCGCAGATTGCCGAATATCCCGCTAGAATACTCTTGGGGTCTTTCTCTCGTGAGGTCGTATCCGCCTCCACCGCCGCCGCCGCCTCCACCGGCGTATTCCAGTTCTTGACGCTCAACCAGCGCATACTTGTTCCGCAGCGCTTGCTTCTTCTGGTTAAGTCGCGTGACTTTATCCGCCCAGGACCCGCCATCGTCTTCTGCGGTCGTTGCCGCATCGGCGGTATCCCCCGTGTCCCGGAACCATGCGTCATACCCCGTCTCGGCCTCGTCGTCTTTCAGGCGGTATTGTTCGAACTTTTCATTAAACCATCTGTTGAACTCGCTCACTTTCGCGGCGCCGGTCCCGGTCACGTTGCTGGTCCCGGTCATCATTTCATCCAGACGTCGTTTCATTCTCTCGTGTGTATCTCTCGCATACTCGTCGTCGGCATCCGCGCGATGCCCTTCTGCGCGCATCAAGCGATTGTAGTCCACGACTGATTTGCCAGCGGCGGCGGCGGCGGCGTCAATCGGCGTATACGGCGCGGATAGTGTATCCTTTCCGACACACCGCAATGACGGAACCGCCGATGAGCGCGGTGTTCTCTCGACGTGTTGCGTATAATGCTCGTCGGTGGCGGGGTGGCGGATGGTATATATCTGATGAACGATGCGATAGGCCTTCGTGAAGAACAGGAAGTATTCTTTCGGGAGTTCGCATTTATCCGGGTGCGTCTTTAGGACGGCGAGTTTTGCGCGCTTCAAATCGGCTTCATTGAATAAGGTTGGAAGATTGAATAACGAGAGAATATCTGGGAGATTGTAGTTGTCTATGTTTAAGTCGAGAGATTCCATTGGGTGTATCTATTCCTATATGTATTGTTCTAATTTTATGTTATTTACTTGACACATGGCGTGTCAATGACATAAAATTCGCTCATTCGCTCATTCTAGACCTTCGCGCATCGGTCAAAGAATGCGATGATATCGGGTGGATTCGCGCCCGTAATGGAGTCATCTGGGATATACTCGGTATTGCCTGCCTTGTAGAATAAGAATACGGGGATGCCATTGACCATTCGTTTCTGCTTCATAAATGCGTAGAAATCGAGCGAGTTGTCTACATTCACTTCGTAGCACTCGACGGGGCGTTCCAAGCGCAGCGTGATGTTGGTGGCCTGCTCCACTGCGAGGACTTTGATGGTTTTACAGGGGCGGCACCAGTCGGCGGTGAGTTTCAGGATGGTGTGTTTTTTTTGCTTTGTGTTGTATTCAAGGAGACCCTTAAATGTTTCGCGGGTGAGTTCTACGGGGGTGAGAGACATTGCTTCTTAATTACAGATATAAAAATATCTAGAAAAGAAATGGTTTGAAAATACGCGCATTGGGACGGGACGACTACCATTATACAAATTTAAACATAGTGGAATATAAACCTAGTGGAATTATTGGAAAGTCTGCCGTTGGCAAAAAATATTCGGTTGGAAAGTCGGCCGTTGGCCGAAAATATTCGGTTGGAAACTCGGTGTTTCACGGAAAATATTTGATTGGAAATTAGAAAAATATGGATATCTCTGGGATTATATAGATTTGGGATGTGGACCCAACATTACTACTTTTATACATAGCCTCTGCTACTTTTGCCGGTTCCTCCAAAAATGTCCGAATCTCCATTGGTGCCGGAGACTTTTGAAACACAAAATACGCGATTTTTGAAAGTTATGCTCTCAAACATTTTTTTGAATGAAAAAGTTGTGACTGACTTTTTTGGCTCGTTTAAATTGGACCGATTATTGTCTCACCCTAATCTATAGAATATTTAGACATTACTACTTTAGGTGATACCGAGAAGTTCGTTATAACACATACACTGACATACGTAATAAAACATTTATTATACTTATTATTTATCGTCTAGTTTATCGTGCCGTGATATTATCACAATGTCTGAAGTAGAGAAATACAAATGCGATAAGTGTGACTATTCCACGAGTAGAATGTTTAATTATTTGAAACATATTAAGACTGACAAACATAAATCACTGCTACTTGGTGATACCCAAGAAATGTCCAATTCCAGTCCACCCAATCCGGACAATACATCGGGGCACCGTTGCCCGAATTGCGATAGAAAGTATATGGCACAACGAAGTCTATGGCGCCATTCAAAACAATGTCAATCGTCTTCAACCCCCGAAACAGTTGATAAAGGCGCGTTTGATATATTTAAAACAACCATTGCGGAATTGAATAAAATGAACCAGATACAAAACTCGCAGATGATGCAGATGTTTGCTGCCTTTATAGAAGCCAGTAAAAATATGATAGTGTCATCACAACAGGCAAGTCAAGCGACAAATACAACCAATAGCACTACGACAAATAATTTAACAGTCAATGGTGATATAACAAACACCAATAATTCTAACAATAAAACATTCAACCTTAATATGTTCCTGAATGAAACCTGTAAAGATGCGATGAATATGAGTGACTTTGTAAAAACGATCGAACTAGATACCGAAGACATGCAGAATGTGGGAGCACACGGATACGTAAAAGGGGTTTCCAATATCCTGATTAACAATCTTGAAAAGACGGACATACATAAACGACCAATTCACTGTTCTGATAGTAAGCGAGACGTCTTATACATTAAAGATGATGACAAATGGGAGCGTGATAGTATAAACAGTACGAAATTGATAAATGCTGTGAAGGCTGTCGACCACAAAAACTATATGATGATAAATGAATGGGCGAAACAGCATCCAGAATGTGAACATAGCTTCACCCCAGCTAACGATACTTATATGAAATTGGCAAGAGCCGCCGAAGCAGGTATAGACGAAAATATAACCAAAGTTATCAAACGAGTCATCCAACGCGTCGTCATAGATAAAAAAGAACTCGCTAATCAATAAAATACACATATTTCATTTGACATTTAAAACGCCAATTTTTGAAATCATTTTTTAATAACAATGATTTCAATTAAACATAAAATTGATTAAATAATTTTTTTGTTATTAATAGATAACAACAAATGTGTATTCACGCAGGATGTAAAATACGCCCAGCATTTAATACCGAAGGCGAAATGAAAGCGTTATATTGCTCAGCCCATAAATTGGATGGGATGGTGAATGTAATAAGTCCAACGTGTATTCACACAGGATGTAAAAAACATCCAGTATTTAATACCGAAGGCGCGACGAAAGCGTTATATTGTTCGGCCCATAAATTGGACGGAATGTTGGATGTAAAACATCCAACGTGTATTCACGCAGGATGTAAAATACGCCCAGCATTTAATGCCGAAGGCGAAATGAAAGCGTTATATTGTTCGGCCCATAAATTGGATGGAATGATTAATGTAATTAGTCCAATGTGTATTCACGCAGGATGTAAAAAACAACCAGCATTTAATATCGAAGGCAATACGAAGGCATTATATTGCTCTGCCCATAAATTGGATGGGATGGTGAATGTAATTAGTCCAATGTGTATTCACGCAGGATGTAAAAAACAACCAGTATTTAATACCGAAGGCGCGACGAAAGCGTTATATTGTTCGGCCCATAAATTGGATGGGATGGTGAATGTAATAAGTCCAACGTGTATTCACGCAGGATGTAAAAGACAACCAGTATATAATAACGAAGGCGAGACGAAAGGATTATATTGCTCAGCCCATAAATTGGATGGGATGGTGAATGTAATAAGTCCAACGTGTAAAAGCAGTTGGTGTTCAACCTATGTTCAAGCAAAATATGATGGATATTGTTTACATTGTTATATGCACTTGTTTACAGACAAACCGGTATCACGGAATTACAAAACCAAAGAACACTCAGTTGCCGAGTTCGTAAAAACAACATTTCAAGGTTTATCCTGGATTGCCGATAAACAAGTAAGTGGTGGTTGTTCAAAAAAACGCCCCGATTTGTTGTTGGATTTGGGAAATCAAATCTTAATCATAGAAGTTGATGAAAACCAACACACTGATTATGATTGTAGTTGTGAAAACAAACGTATTATGGAATTATCACAGGATGTAGGACATACTCCGATTGTATTTATAAGATTTAATCCAGACGATTATGAAGAAAATGGAACAAAAATAAGTTCGTGTTGGGGTCTAGACAAAAACGGAATATGCGTTATTAAAAAATCAAAAAAGTGCGAATGGACGCAACGATTAAATACATTGAAAGACCAAATATGTTATTGGACGAATCCAACAAATACAACAAGCAAAACAATTGAAACAATCCACTTGTTTTATGATGTAAAATAGCGTTTCGTAAACTTGTGAAATGTGGCAAAGGTGTAATGATTACGACACCCACCGTATCCCATTCAGATGGTAAACCCCAATAATACCCTCCCCCACTCGTCACCTCCTTTTCAATTCAATATATATGTCGTCTAGAATGATATATATCATCGTCCCAACGACGGTCACTAGAGGAAGATACTCAATCATTTACAATATAGTATAGATTATTTATCTATCTATATTACCTGTTATTACGTAATGTTTTCTTATTACGCAATTTACGGTTATGACATTGTGTGCGTTTTCGACGTGAACCGCCACCGCCGGCGCCACTACGGTCAACCTTCCTTCGTTTTGTGGACACAACACTACCAGGGCTAGCATCACGTTTACTCTTAGCACTGCTAGTCTTAACAAAACTAGGACCGTCTCGTGCCGAGTCTTCTGGACTCACTCGGCTTCTTTTACTGTTTGGTTTCTGCGGTAGTGTGTCCTTGTAACGAATAATTTGGTCGAATATTTCTCTTGATAATATTCGCGTTTCAACATCTCCTTCATAAAACGGGAATGCATCTAACCATAATTGAAATGCCTTATCTGAGTCACCATTCGA